TGGTCAGACATTTACCTGCTCAATACCGACCCGGACACTAACGGCACTAGTCGTAACGATAAAACAATTGCCGACGGAAACGACGAGGCAATTATACCCGCGGCTTTTGGGGGCAATGGAACTGACACTTATTCTACTTTGGGCGGTCAAACCTGGTGGAATACCGCCGAGTGTTTAAGCGCTTACGGTAAACGTCTGCCTCGCTACAGCGAGTTTGCGTCGCTGGCCTATGGGACTACTGAAAATCAGGCTCGCGGTAATGATCCGGTGACGACTGGTTTTGCGACGTCTAATACTGGTTCGTCTAACACTGATGAGGAGTTTACGTCCAAGTGGGGTGTGATTCAGTCGAGTGGTGTGATGTGGGTGTGGGGTGACGAGTTTGGTGGCGGTAACGCTGCGGCTTCGTGGGCTGATATTAACGGTGGCCGCGGTAAGGTGTATCAGCAGGAAAATGCCGTGCTCTTGGGTGCCGACTGGGACGGTGGCGCGCTCGCTGGTTCGCGCTCTGCGGGCTGGTACGCCTCGCCCTCGTTCTCCCTCAGCCCCATTGGGGGCCGCGGCGTCTGTGACCACCTGACCCTTGTTTAAGCGAGCGTAAGCGAGCGGAGAAAATTATGGAAAACAAACTAACAGAAACCCTGGCAAGTAACGACGCTATCGATGTGCTTGCTTCGGCGCTTATTGCCTTAACGGGTGGCGCGGATGCTCTCGACGCGGCTATTGCCGGACACGCCGCGGCAGTTGAGGAAGCCGATATAGTCGAATAGTGGACTCGCACGACCCGCTGGCAATCGTACAAAAGTATGAGCGCTTTGTGAACTACTTTTACCCGGTAGCCCAAAACATTCCCCGCGCCCAGGGCGTGCTGAAAGAAATGTTTATACGCGATTTACTAGTGCAAGTAAACCTGTTTATTGTGGCGGGTAAAAGCAACCATATTGGCCGGCTTTACGAAGCTGACGCCGGCCTAGCCCAACTACGATATTGGCTGCGGTTTATGTCCCACAAAGACCGCAATTTGTTGACACACCGACAACACGAGCTAGGCTCGATGATGCTAGCCGAGGTTGGTGCTATGCTCGGTGCGTGGATTGTCAACAAAAACAACCGCAAAAAGGTTTAAACGGGTTTGCCGTGAACTTGGGTGCCAACTGGAACAATGGCGCGAACGCTGGTTCGCGCTCTGCGAACTGGAACAACTCGCCCTCGAACTCCAACAACAACATTGGGGGCCGCGGCGTCTGTGATATCAAAGGTTTTATATTCCGTCACCGCGAGGTGTCGGGTAGGCCCGGTGGTCAGCCGTTTAAACCCGCTTCGGCAAATACATTGATGGGGTTCGCCATAGGGGCGAGTAGGGCATAGCCCGAAAGCCCCAGGCGGCACTCATTATGGGCAAACGGTATAAAAACCTTTACCCCGAAATTGCCAATTTGGATAGTCTTTACCGGGCTTACGCTAAGGCCCAAAACAATCGGCGTCAATCTCACGGCTTTTTAGTTTTCCAAGAATACGCGCCCGCCAATTTGCGCAGCCTTTACGAAACCCTTTTAGACGAGTCGTGGCAGCCCGACCCATTGAGACAATTTGTTATTTATGAGCCTAAGCGTCGGCTTATCAGCGCCCCTAGTTTTAGTGATCGTGTAGTCCACCATTCCTTATACGCCACCATTGAGCCGATTATGGAGCGCACGTTTCTGCCGTGGTCTTTTGCGTGCCGTATTGGTAAGGGCACTCACGCCGGGGTGAGGTTTGTGCAGTCGGAGCTTAGGCGTGGTGGCTATACACATTTTCTTAAAACCGATTTTGCCGCTTATTTTCCGAGCATTGATACTGAGATTCTTCACGCCGAGTACAGGCGCAAAATATCTTGTAAACAAACTTTGGGCCTGTTGGAAAAAATAATTCCCCGCAATTCCGTAGGGGTGCCAATCGGAGCCCTGCCCAGCCAGCTGAGCGCTAACGTTTATGGCAACATTTTAGATCAGTTTCTACACCACCACCACAAGGTGCGCTTTGCCCGCTATATGGACGACGTAATAGTTTTGGGATACGATCCGAGCCAATTGCGACAGGTGAAAGATTCTATAGAGCATTTCGCCTCGGAGCGTATGGGTATGCGTTTTTCCCACTGGTCAATTTTGCCGATTAGTCGGGGCATTAATTTTCTTGGCTATCGAATATGGCCGGGCCACAAATTGATACGCAAGTCAAGCGTAACAAGGGCTAGGCGAAAAGCTCGGGCCATGATCGCCAGGGGCGACTATGAGGCGTTAGAGCGGTTTATAGGTTCTTGGGCGGGACATATTAATAAGGCAGATGTTTATAATTTAAAAATATCTTTAAACGCCGAGCTGGGCGTAAATGTTGCCCTCAACGAGGCCGCACAACGCCGACACAAAACACGAGATTTTTTGCTAGGAGAATTGTTTTAAATATGCGCCTATATAATCCGTGGCCCGAACAGTACTCGATCAACCGGCGAAGCCCCTACGGCCCAAGACGACACCCCATAACGGGTAAACAGTCCTTCCATCACGGGGTTGATGTTGCCATGCCGGTGGGAACTAATCTAATCGCGCCTGCCGATGGGACAGTGGTACATCACGGTTCAGGGGCTAGCGGCGGACACGTCCTGATTCTGCAACACGACGGCAACTGGCACACGGTCTACTATCACTTGCAGAAACCCTCACATAAACCCCGCGGGGCTCAGGTGAAGGCCGGGGATGTTATTGCCGACTCTGGCAACACTGGTGCTTCAACTGGCCCACATCTCCATTTTGAACTGCGCCGTTCCCGAAATTGGGGCGACACTGTAGACCCCGTCCCATACCTGCAAGGACCGTTCAGGGGGACACAGACGCCCACAGCACGCCCACCACGCCCCGGCAGGGCCTCACGGCTACGCCCCTGGGCAGACGTCCGCGGCAAAGCCTCACCAGGGCTAGGGTCGCTCAGCAACTCATGGATAGCCCGCGGTGCGCACGCAATCCGGAGGGGACTGGGACGATGACCGAGGGACAAACCAACGGGGTGCGCATCACAACAAAGGAACTGTGGGTAGAAATTCAACGCCAAGGCCGCCTGCTGGAAAAAATCGCCAACAGTCTCCCCGATACTGATTCCAAAGTGGACGACCATGAGCAACGCCTACGCCGTCTCGAAATGCGCATGGGGTGGATTTTTGGCGGCCTCGGTCTGCTATCAGCCCTGGTTGGGGTGTTTTCGTTTAGCCTGGGCGCATGAAACCCGACCCGAATGACCGTTGGAAAGTACGCCGTAACCTGATTTTTGGTGCGGTTGGCTTTGGCGCGGTAATGATTACCGTTGGCGGTATCGGACTATTCGGAGCACTCTATACGGATGCCCTCGTATTTGGCGGGGTCACCATAATCACAGGCGCGATTAGCGCGTATGCTGGATTTGCAACATATGACGACAAGTGGCAAAGCGGAGGAAACCCCGATGGACAATGAACTTTTCAGTAAGAGCTTTTGGACGGCGGCCCGCCGGCGACAGGTGTACCAAGTGGCAGTAGCAGCAGTGCCGCTTTTGATTGCGATTGGATTCCTCACCGAAGACATTGCGCAACTGGTGTTGAACGTGGTTGCGGCGGTGCTCGGTGTTGGTGCAGGCACAATGGCACTTACAAACGTCACCCCGGACAATGTGTACAAGTTGGCGATTGAGGTGCCGGAGGAAGATGAGGACGGCGACGGTGAGTGACCCGTTTGACGCGATTGACAAGGTAGACAGTATCGAGGTGCCTGTCGACCCGATGGAATTGTTGCAGTGTGAGAGCTGCCAATAGTGGACGTTGTTTATATTTGCCGCGACGGGGAAAACGACGAGCTTAGATATTCGTTAAGATCTCTCGCCAATTTGCCTCACGATAACGTATGGGTTATTGGTGGTGCCCCTGAGTGGTATAAGGGCAAGCGTATTAAGGTTAAGCAAAGTGGGGATAAGTACTCTAACGCGCGCCGTAACCTGAACGCGCTTTGTGATTCGCCCGATATTACCGAGTCGTTTATTCTAATGAATGACGATTTTTTTATTATGCGGCCGGTCGACGACGTGCCTTATTTGCACGGTGGCTCGGTGTACGACAAGATTAAACGCCATTCGGCGTATGCGCCGGATAGTGCTTATGTTCGTTTGCTGTGGGACACGTTGCACGTTCTCGCTAATCGTGGCTGCCATACGTCGTACGATTATGCGCTACACGTACCTATGGTGATGGAAAAGGCTAAACTAAAACCGTTGCTAGGTTATCCTGCGTCGTTGCGTATCCTGTATGGCAACCTGTATAACGTGGGCGGCGAGTTCTCGGACGACGTCAAATATCACCGCCGGCTGACTAATGGGCCTGAGCCGTACGATTTTGTAAAGGGCGATTCGCCTTACTTGTCGAGCTCTGATGGCACGTTTAAATATGTTTATAGTAAAAAGTTAAAGCGACTTTTTCCCGAGCCGTCTATTTTTGAGTAGTTGGCTACTTTTTAACCCCCTGGGCTTTCGAGCCTGGGGGGTCTTTTTTTGTTACTTTTTCGTTATGAAAATGGCACCAAGCTCGCGCGCGTGTGTGTTTAAGATGGTGGTTAAGAGAGAGGGGCATTAATGATTACTCAGCCAATGACTCGCCACGAGTCCACACTGACCGGCCAGGGCGTCAACGCGGGGCAGGTTTATTTAATCCGCAAACTTAGGCTTGATCCTAACCCTTGGGGTGTGGTTTCGTCGGCTATTGTGCAAGACGAGGACGGGTATCTTTATCAGGTTAAAAATGCTCACCTATTTTTTGACTTGCAAGGTACGCCAGAGTTTGACCAAGTTTTAGCTAGCAAATAAGAGGGGGAAATAATGGGTTATTTTAAACAGCAACAGGTAGCCGATCAAGAGCAGGTAGACCGCTTGGTGGCTTGGTATAAGTATCACCAGGGCAAGCTACCTGCTAGCTATATCCAATGGTTGCTCAAAGATGACGAGCTGCTGTGGAAAGCGATCGAGCACTGGGAAAAAGTACCGTACGCACCGATTCCGGCCACGAGGCACGTCGCTTTACAGTCTCGGGACCATATTCGGCAAGAACGCGCATACAAGCGACTCGAGCGTCGAGACCACGCGATCGTCTACATAACGCTCGGCGTTATTCTGATTGCGGCCGCTCTCGGGATTGCGTGGCTGTCACTATGAAACTTGCCTGGACACTAATTATCGTCGGCGCTGTAATGTCGTTCACGCCGATTATGCTCGACCCGGTAAACGCACCAGTCAACGGCCTAACCCTGTTAGGTATTCTGTCAATGTCCCTTGGAGCGATTAGGGCGGCGTTAAGCGTATGAGATATGACGAGTTTGCGAAGATTTTGGACGAACAAGGGGAAACGCCCTGTATGGCTTACCCTGACGCGTTTTTTAGAGATCGTGACGAGGATGCGCGCGAGAAATATATTGTGGCCCGAAAGTTGTGTCAGTCGTGCCCGATACGTTTACAGTGTCTAGAGTACGCAGTCAGTAATGACGAATTATATGGGATCTGGGGCGGTATGACGCCCCACGAAAGAAAGGGGTTAAGGCGTGGATATGCTGCGTGAGGGTAACCGGGTGGTTGTTACCGAGCCGCTAGGGTTCGATTTTGACGATGGCCGGTTAGTATTAACTTTACGGCAGGCTTTCGAGCTGCGCGATTTGCTTGAGGGTAATTCTAATTGGATTTTTGACGAGATAGAGGGGGAGCCTGAAGATGGCTAGAGCAAGGGTAGACGATCCGGTTACGTCGCATGAGGCGGCCGCGTCGGTTGATGATGTTACAGCGACCCAAGAGTACGTGCTTAAGGCTTTGCGTAAGGCTCGGCCTGACGTGGAGCTGGTGGAGGCTTACCGTAAGTTTAAACGGGCACCTCGCGCGTCCGAGTCGGGTATTCGGTCACGTCGGGCCGAGCTGGTAGATCGCGGCCTGGTGATTGATACAGGCCGTCGTGTACGGCTTGAGTCTGGTCGGTTTGCGATTGTTTGGGGTCGTGCTAATGACTGAGCCGGTTAAAGAGCGTGTAATTGACGAGTATGCTCGTGAGCTGGCGCAGCTCTGGATAGCCAATATGACTCTGTCAGGCGCTCCAGCGTTTCGCGAGAATGAGGATAAGCGGTCCGCGCTGATTAGTAAGGCCGATGAGCTTGGGATACGTGCCGAGGTGTTTTCTCGCGCAACTACAATCATTCACGGTAACTAATGCTTAGGGCTGATCAGTTTGTGGCGTCTAAGGCTTTAGACGAGCAGGGCTGGCTTGACGCTCGACGTCTTGGTATGTCTGCTACGACGATGGCTAAGGCTATGACGCCGGCCGGGTTTCGCGAGGTTGTTGACAACTGGGACAACAAAACACCGACAACCGTAAATGCTTATATGCAGTTTGGGCTTGATAGTGAGCCGTGGCTAGCAATGTGGTCTAAGTCCCAATTTGGGACTATGCCTAATGATTGGCTGATACGACACGACGAGTTTGTGGACGCTGTCGCCACACCTGACGGGCTTAGTCTCGACCACGACACCATTCTGGAAATAAAAACTACCGGCAAGGATTGGGGTGCGGCGGATAAAGCGCCGATACAGTATCAACGGCAAGTGCAGTGGCAGCTTTACGTGACGGGTGCGAGCTCGTGTGTGTTTGTGTGGTTGTTACGTGAAGAGCACAACGGGGTTATGGTGCCGGCGTGGCTCGAGCCTAAACACGGCGTTATTGCTCGCGATGAGGATATTATTGACGAAATGGTAGAGCGCTCTTGGGAGCTGGCAAACGCTTTACAGTTTAGAGGGGGTAAATAATGGCAAGGTTTGACTTAACTAAGTATGCGACGGTGGCTGAGCGTCTTGCAATGCTCGAGGCCGCCTATCCTGATTATCGTTTGCAAACTGAGGACTATTCCAACGGCGATGATCGCGCTAAAGGTATTTGGCGGGTGCGCGCTGTCTTGTACTTGACGGGTGAAGACCAGGCCAAGGGTCTCCCCAAAGCCACGGGCCACGCTTTCGAGGTGGACTCGTCGGGTAACGGCCCGCAGTCGACCTCGGCGCTCGAGGTGTGCGAAACGTCGGCCGTCGGTCGTTGTCTCGCTTTGGCAAGCTCTAAGTGGTCAGGGAACAAAGATGACGCGAGCAAGTCTCTAGCGTCGCGTGAAGAAATGGAGAAAGCGGCACGTGGTAAACCCACCGCGCCCGTTGTCGAGGCTCCTGACGGTTTTTTTGATAAGGTCGCAAGTGTGGACAGTGTCGACGATCTCCAACAGCTGTGGGAGTCGGCTAAAGTTGCCGGTTACGCTGACTTTGTCCGCGAGGCGATAACCAAGCGTAAAAAACAACTTGAGGGGGTTAAATAATGACCAGGGCAAAGTTTAGCGACCGTGACCAAAAGGTGCTCTTTATCGCTAACCGGTACGTTATGTCTCAGCTTTTCCAACGTCAATGGCCGTCCGATAACGGGCCCGTCGAGTGGCGCACTTTCCATGAGGCGGCAAAAGTCCAGCTCGCGGCTTATCCGCGCCGTAAGCCCAAAAAGGATAAAAAATAATGGCCCCGTATTTTATTAGTAACGACCCGGCTGTCGTTGAGTGTCAACCGTCGAGGCCGTGGGGTGTCATTAAAGAGGACATGGAGACTATTGGCTGTCATCCGACTAAGCGGGCGGCGACTGACCAGATGGTGGCGGTTTCGATTGCTGAGGATTTAGAGCCTGGTGGGGAGTGGCCGCCTGATGAGTGATTTAACGCCTGCCGCGATTACCCGCACCCTGTCGGAGATTTCGCGCGAGATTGACGAGCTGACTGACCAGCTAGCTGAACTTGACGAGGCGGCGGTGCGTGCCCGGCAAGAGTATAAGGTGGCCTACGCGCGTGCTTTCCTTAACGCCGATGGGTCGATGGATATCCGTAAATATTCGGCTGAAACGTCGACAAGTGACGCGCTGCTGGTGTCTGAGCTAGCCGACCAACAGCACCGGGCCGCCGTTGCCCAACTGAAAGCATTACGAGATCGGCTCGAGGTGGGCCGCTCGCTGGGTGCGATTATGAGACTGGAGTGGGGCAGTGCCGTCTAAACACTGGAGAATTAAGCGTTTACACCTTTATGCGGGATTTTGCGACACGTTAGCGGTCAAAATTGAGCTGGACTTTATCGAGGGCTGGGGTTTAAGCCTCCAAGTCGCTAACCTTTATTTTGTTATTGTTTGGTGGGCTCGTGTCGGGCGCTAGCTCGCGCCGTAAAGGCAACGCCGCCGAGGTTGAGGTGGTTCACGCGTTAGAGCGTGCCGGGTTTCGCGCCATGAGCTCTAGGGCGGCCCGAGGCGGCTACCAGACCGGCGAGGACATCGTTACTAACTTTCCTTTGTCTGTTGAGGTGAAGAATCAGGCGCGCTTAGATTTGGGGGGCTGGTGGGCTCAAGCTCAAGACCAGTCGGGCGATAAATTGCCCGTCGTGATCCATAAACGTGTAGGTAGGGCCCGCGCTGAGGACTGGTGGGCCACGATGGATTTTCAGACGTTGATGGATTTAGTGCGGGTCTTGTCTTGGGATTTAGAGGCAATACGTCGAGATTATGAAATGCAGCGCAATCTTGAGCGTAATGCTTTTGACGATGAGCAGTCGCCCGAAAACTTTTTAGAGGTTTTGTCCGAGGTGCGTAAAGAGCTTTCGCAAAAACGTAAAAACTCTGACGCCGATGACTGAGCAAAATAACTATTTGTCGGCTTTTGATGAGCTTTCAAAGATGGTTGAGTTGATGAGTGGAATTAAAGCGCAATTTGTCGAGCAGGGATGGCACGAGCCTCACGCCGAGATTGCCACTATTGAGTTAATTTTGGGCCGTGCCCGCAAATAGTCGCCAAACGCCGTATGTGGCCGTCTGACGGCTTTGTGGTTGTTCCGAGAGGTAGAGTGCTGGTGTGGATGCTAAACGCTTTAGAAAGTATTTAGACCGTGATGGCGGGTGTATCCACTGTGGCGAGACTGAGGCGGTCGCACCTCACCATCGACGTAATCGCGGTATTGGTGGATCTAAACAACGCGACACAGCGAGCAATATTGTTGTGATTTGCTCGGCGCTGAATGGCCTACTCGAGTCGGACGCGTTTTATGCCCGTAAGGGCCGTGAGTGGGGTTGGAAACTTGGGCCCGGTGACGACCCGCTGCTGGTGCCAGTGTGGTCCGACGTCGACGGGGCCTGGTTTTGGCTTGACGATGACTATAATCGTTCGCTGCTTGCGCCAAACGTGTCGTAAGCTGTAGTGTCGGTGGTTAGCCGTATAATAGAGATAGCCCCCGAGCGTGGGAACTCGAGGGCTATCGTAATACCGGTGAATCAGGCACCGGCAGACTCCAGCATACTGGATAAGCCGGTAGAAATGGAGTAGAAAATGGCATTAATTAGAGGCCATCACACTTTTGACGACCATTTTACTCAGGTCCCAAACGACTGGCTAAGAGACGATCGGCTAAGCCTTGAGGCTCGAGGGCTCTTAGCGCAAATTATGAGCCACCGGCCCGGCTGGAACCTCTCAATAAAGAGTATGGCATCCCAGAATCACGTCGGCCGCGACAAGGTTAAGCGCATTATTGACGAGCTCATGGAATGCGGCTATTTGGCGCGCTCCGAGCAACAGTCTCACGATGAAAACGGGTATTTGGCGGGTTACGACTACACGACGAGGGACCCCGAGGGGGTGACCCAAGAACCTTACAAGGTTAAACCTTACAAGGTTGAGCCTTACAAGGTCGACAGGGCACCAAAGAAGACTATTGATAAGAAGACTATTGATAAGAAGACTATTGATACAGAAAGCGTTTTTAATGCCTTTTGGGATGCCTATCCAGCCAAGAGGGATAAGCGTAAGGCGCGGTTAGCGTTTGAGCGGGCTCTAAAACGTGCCGAGCCCGAGGCTATTATTGCTGGTGCTGAACGTTACCGCGACGATCCCAACCGTGACGAGGCTTACACAAAATATCCTGAGGGCTGGTTAACCGCTGACGCTTGGGAAAATGGTCCCTTACCGGTTCGAGGTAAGACACGCCGAGACGAGGCGGCCGAGCGAGCGCTCGAGAACGCGCGTAGGCTAAAGCAACTAAGAGCCGAGAGAGAAAACGACGATGAATAAGAGAGACACAGAGTACCTACTGTCCAAAATGTCAGCCGTCGACAACCGTATAGTCACTGACGAAACGGTGCAGTCGTGGCACGAGATTATTGGTCACTTGTCGTATCAAGTAGCGGAGCTGGCGTTGCTGAAGGCTCGTCAGGATCAGATGATTAATTGGCTCGAGCCGCGGCATATTGTGGCTAAGAGTCGTGATGCGATTGCTGACTTAAACGAGAGAGCCGTTAATCTTGCTCGGGCTGCTGAAGATGAGGGTAGGGCCGACCCTGAGCCGATTTGCCGAGACCATCGGCAGCGGATTACTCACTGTACGATTTGTTGTAGCCGTCTGGCGACTGAGGCTGGTGACTTTTCCGGTAATCGGTTGCACGACTGGGCGGTCGATAACGTTTACGACTCGGAGCCTTTCTAATGGTTAAGCCGCTGAGGGGTAAAGAGTTAATTGATGAGTATATTTGGCTGGTCGACAACGGTATGAGTCCGATTCTGGCAATTTCGCAGCTGAAAACAAAAGCAGACAATATGGCTCGGATGCTTTACCGTTATGGCTTTGCTCAACTTGCTGCCGAGTTAGCTCGTGACAAAAATTGGCCTGGGAGAGTTTACCGTGACTAACTACGTGGTTTTTTGGAAACCGCCCGGCTATAACCCGGTATCTGACGGGGCAATAGAGTCGCTTTGCAACGCTGACGCCGAGCCGACCGTGCTGGCAATGCGTAGCGAGGCGATTATTATTAAGCAAGCAGATCAGCAGTGGGAGTCTTCTAAGTGAGCTGGCAGGCTCGAGAGCTCGGCATAAACCTTGACGCGTTGAAACGCGAGCTTCACAACGTCGAGGACGACTGGTTAGGCACGGCGACAGCCGCTAACCGGTACCGCGTCAGCACTCAAACGATTTACCGATATGTTCATGCGGGAAAAGTTGCCTCGCGTAAGCAAGGCGGCCGGCTCTGGATCTCCGAGACTGACCTAATCCGATTATTTGACACGCCGACAGTTAATGAATAATTACACTCGTGTAGTTATACTTGCCCTCGACCTGTTATTTAACCTTTGGGGGTAGTGGTGGCAAAAGTCAGCCTAAACGACGTACAAGTGTCGAGAGTGTTTTGGGAGGGTAAGGGCGCTCAGGTCGTGGAAAAGTACACGACGAGGAACGGGGAGCGCGAGACCCGTTACGCTCTGTTTTTTGACGAGCCTCACGGCCTCAGCGAGGGCACCATTCTTTCAGTGGAGGGTTTACTCTCTGCCACGGTTGACGAGTTCACTAAACGCGACGGCACGACCGGCCACGCTGTAAACCTTAAGCTCAACAGCCCTCGAGTGTTTAACGTAGACGCGCCCAAGGTCGGCCACGCTGCCGTCAATCAAGTTTGGCCGGACGTTGCCGGGGCGGGCGAGGTAGAGATCGGTGATGGCGCGCCTTTCTAACGAAACCTTAAACGACATTCTCGCTGTCGTCGACCGCCTCACGCTGCCGCACAAGACTCAGGTGCGTACTGGCGACGAAAACGGCGAGAGCATTAACCAAGAAGTTAAGCACGACGCGCTGTTAGTTCAATTACGTAACTCGGTGCGATCGTCAACTGGTGCGCATCCTGGAGTCGGTGGGCTAGCCAGTGAGCGTAGCGTTATCGACTCTGACGCGTTGGAGCAATACCACGCGCTCGTCGGCCAGATTGTAAGCCTTTACGCTGAGGTCACCGACGCTCGACCTTTCAGGTTTCCCGAGAGCAACCTACGCTCTTGGTTTGTAGCGTTTAAACGTCAAGTTGAATCGCGCAAAATCTCGAGCGAGCTGGTCGAGGCTAAGTACCGCAAGCTAAACCGTATGGCCGCGAGTATTGAGGCCAAGTTAAACCCGCCTACAGTGCTAGAGATTACGGCCGCGTGCCCTCGCTGTCGAAAGACTCACGCGACAGACGAGGACGGTTTTTACCGTCGCGCTCTAATTGTCGAGTCTCGGATCGTCGAGTATCGCTCTTTAGACCACACTCGGGCCCGCTGTCTTGGCTGTCAGGCCACGTGGATACACGGCCGCGGCATGCGCCAGCTAAGGTACGAGATTGACCAGGTGGAGCAAGGCGGCGACGCTGTCGAGCTCGACGCTCACCTGTTATTTTCCACAGAGGAAACGGGTCGAAAAAATGTTCAGAAAAAATGTTCGACACGCCCCCACGGCGTCTAAATTGTGTGCTACACTGAGAGGGCAGGTATACAACCGCGCCCGAATAACGTTAGGGGCTCAGCGGTGAAGATTCTAGCATTAGACGTGGAGACGAGTGGCGCTGTTGTGCGCACGTTCTCTCTCTTTAAGCCGTTCATTAGCCACGAGGCTATCATTGAGCACCCGCGTATTATTTGCTGGTCGGCTCAATGGTACGGCACAGCCAAGACCCTGTACGCGTCCGAGTATGAGCACGGCCGTGAGGATATGCTCGAGCAACTACACGCGCTCATCATGGACGCCGACGCCATCATTACTTATAACGGTCAGGGGTTCGACATCCCGTGGATCGAGGGAGAGTTTCTCGTAGAGGGCATGAGCCCCACACCACCCGTTACTCATATCGACCTTTTTAGGACAATTAAGCAGCGCACACGGTTTATCTCGGGCAAGCTCGACTACGCGGTTAACCGGCTACTCGGAGACCGCAAGATACCTCACGCTGGTATCACGCTGTGGAACGGATGCGCCGCGGGCGACCCGAAAGCCTGGGCGCTGATGAAAAAATACAGTAAGCACGATACGGCGCTATTATTGCCCCTGTACGATATTTTACGGCCGTGGATTAAGTCACACCCAAGCCTGGCGGTCATCGACCAAAAGCCTGACGCTTGCGTCGTGTGCGGGTCAGACAACCTACGCATCAAGGGCCGTCACTACACTAAGACCGGTAGCTACCCCCGTTACCAGTGTCGAGACTGCGGTAAATGGCAACGTCGCCGACAAGGTACGACGATCGCCACGCATACCGCTATTTAGGTTTACCTTACTTAGCTGGCACGTGTCTACACCATTACACACCGACTACCTGCGGGCGGTCGAGGCTAAGGCCAATAGAATAAATGGACACGCCAGACCTAGAAAGGTTTAACCATGTCGGCAGAAACTTACGCGGCGCTTGATGCTGCGGTAACCGCGCACATTATTGACGAGGCTTTAGACGAGGCCGACCTTGTGCGCGATTGGGTCGTGGTAGCGTCTACATCTTCCCTTGACGACGAGCAAGACGTACAAGAGATTACGGTACACCGGTCGGCAAGTACTGCATTGTACGCGGTGACTGGCTTGCTCGAGTGGGGTAAGGCTGCGTATGGAGAGGTGGAAAGGTGAGCCCGTGGGAAATCATCGGCTGGGCGATTGCTGTACCCCTGATAGTCCTCAGCGTTATATTTGTGTATGCGGTGAGCGTTGCTGTTGTACGGGTTACTGCGACCCGTGGCAAACGCCAGCAGAAAAAGACTGCGACTAAAGAACGTCACCTTAAAGCGGTGGACTAGTGTCGTACGAGCCACCCCAAGGTGTCCAAGACGCCGCCAAACGTGCCCTTATTTGGATTGCCGAGGGCAGGGCGGGGTCAGGCTTTACCGACGTGGGTAGGGCTCGCGCTGTCCAGCTTGCTAACGGGCGGGCGGTGTCCGACGAAACGATTACCAGGATGCGATCATTCTTTGCCCGGCAGGCCGGTAACAAAGACGCCGAAGGATTCAACCGCGGCGAGGACGGCCACCCCAGCCCTGGCCGTGTAGCTTGGGACGCGTGGGGCGGTGATCCCGGCGAGCGCTGGGCGAACTCAATACGCCTGCCCGGCGAGTAGCCGTACGCCGACTTAACGGCTCGAGTGGCGTACGCCGACAAAGGGGCCGTATCGGTATCGCCGGTAGAGAACGCCACACGATGGAGCTCTACCGTACGCCAGTTCGACTCTGGCCGGCTCCACGTTTATGACCGCATCCTATCCTTTACACCAACCCCCACCATGTAAAGAGTTAGGCCGCCAGATTACTCCGGCGGCCTAACACCTAACGGCGATGCGCTAGGCGGTGTCACCTAAAGAATACCAGACCCGCACAACACTATCGTGATATCACTATTTAGTAATGATATCGTCACAACACTATGCCCCGCACCCCTCGAACACACAACTGGAACAGCAGCAAGAGACGCCCCGACCCTCCAGGCTGGAAGACCACCCGGCAGTACGTCATCGCCAGAGCTGGCGGACTCTGCCAACACGAAGACGGATGCACCTATCAAGGCAGCGACGTCGACCATATCGTCAACGTGGCCAACGGCGGCAGCGATCACGTCGACAACCTGAGACTCTTATGCGACTGGCATCACAAACGCAAGACAGCTCAAGAGGCAGCAAAGGCAAGAGGGCCCCGGCCCAGTACCTGGAGGGGTAAAGAGAAACACCCAGGGATTCTCGACTAGACCCTGGGGGGCCACCCCCCACCCCCCCGTCACGCCAGG